TTGATGACCTCCAGATCCACCGAGATCCGCTTGAAGTAGTAGGTGGACAGCAGGGTGAGAATGTCGCTGACGTTCCCCGTGTGGATCAGGGTCAGCCCGTCCACCTGGATCACGTTCTCCGGCGCCGTGGCCGGGGCGTCCGGATTGGACAGGGTGAACACCTGTTCCGTCTGGATGTAGTAATTGGTTCCGTCCGTCACCCAAGCGTCTGTGGCCGCCGGGGTCCCCTGGGTGTAGTTGTATGCCCGTATCTGAACCGCCGTCACATAGTCGTCAAAGCTCCGGCTGGGGCTCCAGTAGGTTTTCCCCGGCGGGATCATGGTCCCCGTGCTGTCAATGGGCAGGATCTCCACCTGGTCATTAAAATAGGTCTTGGCATAGGCCCCGATCACAAACAGCACCCATTGCAGCCGCTGCCGTGCCGTCTGCTCCGGGCAGAACCCCGTCACCGTGGCAGAGGAAAAGCTGCTGTCCAGGCTGTATCCCAGGGAGCCGAACAGCTCCCCGATCAGGGTGGGGACGCTCTTGCCCGAATACATCACCGGAGGCAGCGTCACCCGGTCCAGCAGGGTCAGATAGCTTTCCGCCCGGATCTCCACCCGGCCGCCGCCCGCGTCCTCCGCCAGCACCAGCCAGTAGGCCGCCCACAGGTTATTAAGGTCGTCGTACAGCCGTGCGGTTACGCCCGCGTCGATGCTGTCCTCCGTCACCAGGTAGCAGGAGAAGGTGTTGATGGGAAGGGCGCTGCCGGTGATGTCCGTCTGAGGGGCAAAGGACAGCCTCTCAATCTTGGTGTAGTCGGTGCCGCCGATGGAAATATACATCAGTACTCCACCTCATCTGCATCCGTCAGGGTCAGCTCTACCCATTCCCCGTTGGTTAACTGCATGATCGTCCCTTCTGCCACGCTCTGGACCTCCGGCAGCGGACTCAGGCCCCGGGTGATCACCGCCTCCAGCGTCATCTCCTTGCTGGGATGGTTGGCGATGATCCGGAAGGCCGCGTTGTACCAGTAGTTCCCCAAAGCGCCCAGGTCGTGATATTCGTCCGTGATCTCCTCCACCCTGGCCGTCATGGTGATGGTGTCCCCGTTGTAGGGGAATACAAAGCTGTGCCCGTCCACGGGCTGGGTCAGGATCTCATAGAGCTGGTAATACTGGCCCATCTGGTGCCGGGTGGCGCCGATGGCAAGCTCATACTCCATGTAGGTCCCCTGTACGTCGTTGAAATAGCTGTTGTCCAGCAGCAGCCCGGAGATTTCCGAGCCCTGGATCTTCGCCGTCCGTGTGACCTTGCAGGGGATGCTCCAGGTTACTCCGTCCACCGTAAACATTTACGCATACCCCCTTGCCAGTCTCACGCCGATCCGCTGGGTTTCTTCGTTGTTCAGCTCATAGACCACCCGGGCCAGCTCCTGCCGCCCGATCTGCAAAATGGTGGTGTGCTGCATGGGGCTGTTCCGTCCAATGACCGTCTGTCCGCCCGCCTGTGCCGCCACGGATCCCGCCGGCCGGGAGGTGGACGCAATGGCCAGGTTGGCCGCAGCCGCCCCGGATGCGTACTGCACCGCGGAGGTTACCAGCCCCGTGTTTTCCCGGATGCCCTGGGCCCACAGCCGCATCATGTCCGGTGCATAGGTGTGGAAATCGCTGAGGGGCCCCAGATCCGGCTCGGAGAAGCCCAGATAGCTCTTTACCGTGTTGGCCACGCCGGACACCGCCCGGACCACGCTCAGAGACTGGATGCCGTTGATAAAGTTCTGGATCAGATCCCGGCCCCATTGCCAGGCCTCCCGGATCTTCTGCACCAGGCCGTTTTTCACGCTGATGATGATGTTCCGGCCCATGGTCATCAGATTGTTGTACTGCATCTGAATGCCCCGGAACAGCTCGTTGATCAGCTGCGGCGCCGCCTGTACCAGGGCTGTTGCGCTGTTGGCAAGGCCCCGGACCAACGTGCCCACCAGCTCCACCGCCGCAGACAGCAGCCTGGGCGCAGCCTGTACGATGGCCGTCACCAGATTGCCCACGATCTCCGGGGCCTTGGCGATCAGCCGGGGAACCGCCCGGATCAGGCCGTCCGCCAGGGCGATGATAATAGCGATTGCCGCGTCCAGCATGGCCGAAAGATTGTTGGGGTCGGTGAGGATGTCCACGATCTCCAGAATCACGTCCACAATGGCCGGAATCAGTTCCGGCAGGTTCTGGGCGATGCCGTTGGCCAGGGAGACAATGACCTCCAGGCCGGTTCTTACGATCTCCGGGAGACTGTCCAGCAGGCCCTGCGCGATGGTCATGATGGCCTGCCCGCCCGCCTCCATCAGCCGGGGCAGATTGTTCACAATGGCGGTCAGCACCGAGTCAACGATCTGGATGCCGGTGTCCAGGAATTCCGGCAGCTTGTCCGTGATCCCGGTGACGATCCCGTCGATGCCCTCCGAAATCTTCGCCAAGCCGCCCTCTTTGTCATCCGTGAACAGCATAGTAAGGCCGTCCATCACCGTCGTGATCCCCGGCAGGAATTCCGTGACCAGGTTCCTCCCCAAAGAAGAAAAGGCCGTCTGCATGTCCTGCAGGGTGTCCTGGTAGGCTGCCGCCGCCTTTACGCCCTCATTGGACATCACGCCGCCCAGCTCCCGCACCCGGTCCCGCATGGCCTGTGTGTCCGCCGCGGAGGTGTTGAGCAGCGCGCCCATCTCCATGGAGCCTCGTCCCAGCAGATCCGTTGCAATGGCGGTCCGCTCTGTGCCCTCCTCCATTCCCTGGAGTCCGGAAATCACCGCCGCAAACAGATCCTCCGTGGACATGCTTGCCACCTGATCCATGCTCAGCCCCAGCCGTTCAAAAGCCGCCGCCTGGTCGTCGCTGGCGTCCTGGGCGGCGTTGGACAGGGTCTTGAAGGTGGTGCTCATGGACTCCATGGAGGTGCCGGAGTGCTGCATGACCGCCTCCCACTCCTGGTAGGCCTCTGCGGAAATGCCCAGCTTCTGGCTGTTTTTGTCGATGGCGTCGCCGTACTCCGCCGCGTTTCCCGCTGCCGCCACCAGATACCCGCCTGCGGCTGCCGCGGCAGTGCCAACCGCCGCAATGGAGGTCGCCCCCACCTTTGCCGCTGTGCCCAGGGCCGAGGAGAAGGAGCTGCCGAAGCTCTTTCCGCCCTCCGCGCCCGCGCCGCTCATCTCCCGGGTGATGTTGTCGGTGATGCCCTGGGTGGTGGGTACGATCTGGATATAATATTTACCGAGGGTCGTTCCTTCAGGCATGTTGATCCCCCCTTATTTTTCTGAGTAGCTCCGCCCGGGCCTGTTCGTAGGCTTCCGGGCTGTCGTAGGCCAGCACGTCCGATTGTTTCTCCTCCTCGCGGAGCGTTTCCGCCAGAGACTTGGGCCGGTTCCGGTTCCTCTGCCCGTCCGCCGTCCTGCTCCACCACAGGAGCGCCAGAAGGTCATAGCACTGGGCTAAAAGAAAAACCTCCGGGGTGACCCGGAGGTTTGCCATCTTGCAGTGGATCCGGCTGTTATCCCGCAGGCCCGCCGCCAGCGTAGCGGCCAGACCCGCCGGGATAGCCTCCAGGTCATAGATGTGATAGGTTTCGGCGAAGTCGCACCGCAGCGCGTCCTCGTCCACATCCATCATCTCCGCGAGGATCAGCAGTTTTTTACCGGCTTGCTGGCCTCTGCCATGATGCTGATGATTTCGCCCACCTCGGCGGCTACCCGTTCCGCCGGGGCGAAGCCTTCCTCGGTCTTGACGTGCTCCAGGAGCCGTTCCACGCCGTCCTCGCCCAGCACCATTTCCGCCATGTCCACCATGCCGACAATGTTCTGGGTGGGATCTGAGCCCTTCATGTCCCGGAGCTGCCGCAGAAAGCGGAAGTCGCTGAGGGTTTCCGGCCGCACCTGGCATTCAAAGCCGCTCTTTGTCCGAATGTTCATGCTGATCCTCCTCTTGTTACGTTGCCGTCACGGTGACGGTGCAGGTGGCTCTCTTGCCCAGATAGCTGGCCGTAATGACTGCGGTGCCCGCTGCCACGCCGGTTACCGTCCCTCCGGAAACCGTGGCCACCGTGGTATCCGAGCTGGACCATGTCACCGCCCCGCCGCTGGGCGTGGTGGTTGCGGTCAGCGCTGTGGTAGCGCCCGCGGCCACTGTCGCGGTGGCTTTATCAAGGCTGACGGCGATGGTCTGCTTGACGATGTACTCATAGTGGGTGTTTCCGGCGGCGTCCGGCAGCGCCGACAGGGTCACGTTGTACCCCACGGCCTGATTGTCCCGGTAAACCACGTCGCCCACCTCGATCAGCTTGGCGTCCGGGAGGACGATCCGCTTGAGCGCTCCGTCCCGCATGATCATATCGATCACCCAGACGTATTCCGTGGCTTCGTCAGCGTTGGCGGTAACGGTGATGCCCGTCTCCAGGGTGCCGGTGACGTTCTCCTCTCCGTACACGGTCTCCAGCACCGTCTTGTTCAGCGCCTCGATGAACGTGGTACTGAACCGGTCCTGCTTGCCCGTCTGGAGATTCATGACCACGTCCCCGCCCCAGGCCTTGACGTCTTCGCTCGTTGGGCTGTTGGAGTTGGTCAGGCCGTCCTCGGAGCAGTAGCCGTGAGGCACAAAGGCGGAGGATAGGGTGGAAATGGCGTCCGTGGGAGGCGTCGTCCCCAAAGGCGCACGAAATACCGCGCCGCCGATCTGAGGCTTTCCGGCGGTCACGTTGAGCACAGTATTCATGTGATCCCTCCTAGTAATGGGTGATGGTATATACCGCCTGATAGCGGTATCGCTTGGTTGTCGGATCCGTAAAGTTGTAGTCTGTATTCAGCCGAACCCCAGCGATCTCCGGGGGCGTATCCCCGTAGAGCATCAGGGTTTTGACCTGCGCATTGAGGGCAATCGCGTCATACAGGGTCGGCCCATAGGACTGAATCGCCACGGTGGCGGACTGGATGTGGTTTTCCATGCCGCCTCCGGTCTTGTCCAGGACCACGAAAGTCTCCGGCGGATCCTCCGGCACCTCCGCAGAAACGGGGACGGAAAGGCCCGCCCCCAGATAGTCGATCAGTACGGTTTCAATCATGACGATCCCGCCGCCTTTAACAGAGTGTTGTTTTCCATGTTGTCCCGCTTGGCCTGATAGCTCTCCGCCCAGACCATCGCGTTGACGCGGTTTCTCCCGGTGTAGGTGTCCATCTCGTAGCCGTCCCCCAGACGGCCCAGGATGACCTGTGCCTCTCCGGCGCAGGCGTCCATGACCTCCTGAGACTGGAGCAGCGCCCGGACGCCCGCCCGGTTCAGCTCAAAGCGGTTTTTACTCAATGCGCTCCACCTTCACCTTCTTGTGCCAGGGGCCGGGAATGTTGGCTTCAATCCCCATCTCCGGGTAGCCGATCACCCGGAACCGCTCCCCAAAGATCTCCACCAACTGCCCCTTCCAGTCGTGGGCGTCACCCTTTGGGATACCCAGGGTGTAAACCAGCTTCTTTCCGGTCAGGTTGAGGGTGTCGGTGATCTCGTCCCCAGTGGGCTGCCCCACCAGGACATTTGCCACCGTCTCCCGGCTTTCGGTGTAGATCGGGTGGTTGAGCAGGTCTGTCCCGGTCTGGATCCTGGTGATCAAAATAACGTCAGTTCCCGAGATCATAAAAATCAATCACCCCGTATCTCTGCCGCATAAGGCCCAGGCGTTTCAGGTCATTTTTCATAATGGCGTTGAGGATTCCGCCGCCCGGCACGGCATAGGTGCCGCTCCAGGAGTATCCAAGCCCCGCCTGGCTTTCCTGGGTCATGGCGTCGCCTGTGGTGCTCTGGCGGAGCACCCGGGCGGTGATGTCCACGGTCACAGCCTTGACCACGTCCGCCGGGACTGTCTCCGCCGTGATCATACTGTCCAGATCCCGGCCCACCTTGCTGGCCTCCAGCCGGAGTGCATCGGATACGACAGGGAGCAAGGCTTCTGTCCGATCCACCTCCGCGGGGGTCAGGGACCGCCAGAGCGTGATCACATCATTTACGGTTGCGTACGGCTCTCCCATCCTTCTTCGCCTCCTTTTTGGGAGGTTCGGGCTGCTTGGCGGGAGTTTCCTCCCGCCAGACATCCCCGTGGATCTCACAGGGGGTTACGATCACCGCGCCCGTTACGGTGTTCCGGTAGGTCCGCATCTTATTCCACGATGCGGGAGAAGGCGTTGGGAACCAGGATGCCCCAGCCGATATAGGCCTCGGCGCGGATGTACACCTGGTTGTGGCCCTTCAGATCGCCAGCCTGGGCGTCATTGTCGGGGTTGCCGTACTCGATAACCTCCAAGGGGATCTGCTTGGCATAGCCCCAGCGGAAGTAGTCGCGGAAGTTGCCCAGGATGGCGCGGTCGGTATTGACGTTGCCATCGCCGGTGCCGGTGAAGGACACCGTGGAGTTGGTGTCCACAGGCAGGCCGTTGAGGGTGCCGGGGTTGGAACCCCAGGCCAGCTCGGGGAACAGGGCCTCGTTGGAGCTGGTGCCCTTCTTCAGCGCGGACAGGTTGGCGCGGAAGGCAGGAGCCATCGCCATGCCGGTGACGTCATGCTCGTTGGCCTGCACCAGGGCAATGGCGGCCTCCACGTTGGCATTGCCGTCGCTGGTCAGAGTGACGGTCTGGTTCACTTTCGCGTCAAAGTGGTTGTTGCCGATCACGGCAGAGGCCGTCTTGGTGCGGGGGTTGAGGCCGTGGAATGCCATGATGTCGATGCCCCGGGCCACCTTGTTGGCAAAGCCCTCGGCAAAGGCCCGCAGATACTGGAGCCGGATCTCTTCGGAAGCGTACATAAACTCATCGGACACACGGGTGCCATACTCCACCTTGACGGGGACGATGGACACGGTGCCGACGGTTGCGCCGCCGTTGCTCTTGGCGCCGTTTTCCGCCACCACGTCGATCTCCTTGTCCAGGTTAAAGGTGAACATCGTTGCCCCGTTGAAGGGGATGGGCTTGGCCTCGCTCAGACGGGCCAGGCTGGACTTGCCCCGCACCTGGTTAAACATCTCGTTGGTCAGTTCAGTGGGGAACAGAGTGCCTTTGGAAAGTACATTAGCCATTGTTTTAGTCTCCTTTCAAGCCAGAGAGAAGCGTCATATATGCCGCTTCAATCTGATCGGTTTTGACGGGCTCCGGGTTAGCCAGCGGAGCCGGTTCGGTTGGTGTCACGAATTTGGCAAGGGCCTGGGCGTCTGTCCGCAGTTCCTCTTCCGTGGAGCCGGTCAGACGGTCCGCCAGTTCCCTGGGGAGCTTGAACTCCTGGGCAACCCGGCTGACCATCAGGGAGTGTTCCGCCGTGTCCGCTCGTTCAGTTGCGGCGGTCAGGGTTTCGTTCGCCGTCTTGAGCTGCTCACGCAGATCCTTGATGGTGCCTTCGTAGTCCTTCCCGGCCAGGGCGTCAAATTTCGCCGCCTTGTCCTTGAGGGACTCATAATCTTTGTACTTGTCCCGCTCCCGCTGGATCCGGGCCTGTACGGCCTTGTCAAATTCGTCCTGTGTTGTGATAGGTGTAAATTCTGCCATTTCTGGTCCTTTCCCCACTTAACCCTGTGGTATAGGTAGTTTCTAAAAAGCCCGTAGGCTTAATAGGTGATTTTTTGCGGTGCCTTGTCCTTGTACTCAGAGCAGGCCCAGAGGGCCAGTGCCGCGCTGTCCAGCAGGGTGATGTCCGCCGTGTCCTTTATGGATCGGTAGCCAAAGCCGCCGCTGGATCCGATGGCGCGTTTTTCGCAGTTGGAGACCACTGTGGTCAGGGACGGCTGCCCCATGTGGCAGAGGGTCTTTCCAAAAACCGCCTGCTCAAACATGGCGTTTGCCGCGATGACCTCCCGGACGGTAGGCAGGATGGGCTTTTTCTTGATTCCCGCCTCCTGCATCTCCTTTTTCAGCAGCTCCTGTCCGTTCTGACCATCAATGACCACTGCCGCCAGGTCTGCCTTTCCGAGGAACGCCAGAAGCCACTGATTCCCCGCCCGGATGGGGCGGCAATCAATGGCCTCGGTGAATATGCGATTGTCTTTGGTCTTTACCGCGATGGACAGAGAGACGTTGGTGCCGTCCCGGCCGTATTTGACTCCGGCGAACAGCTTGCCCCGGAGTTCCGGCAGGGTCTCCGCCTTCAGATCCAGCCATTCGGCCTCGCTGATAGCGGATTTCAGGCTGTACTGATACCAGTATCCCAGCCGCTGGATCTCAAAGTCCAGCGTGTCCCCGCTGCGGATCTCACTGCGGATCTTGCGCTCGTTCAGGTGAAATCCCATAGAGGGGTTGGTCTGATACCAAAGCTCCACGTCGGTAATGTCCCGGGGCTTTTTGTCCACGCTCCATTCCGCCCAGCCCGTGTCGCAGGTCTCCCCTGCCAGCACGTCCCGGCGGAGCTTGGTGAACACCGTCCCCGCGCTGGTGGTGGTGGGCGGAGTCCCGCAGAAGATGGTCTGAGGGTTGGGAGAGTCGGAGACAGTGTAAATCAGCGCCGCCTCCTGATCGTCCGTGTATTCCTGGGCCTCGTCGATCACCAGATAGTCAAAGCCCTCGCCCAGTCCGCCGTTTGCAGTCCGGGTTCGGAACACCACAGACCCCTTGCCGGGGATCTCGATGGATTCCAGCCCGTAGGCCTTTGTGGTCCGGTAGGATTTCTCCGGCGGCTTCTCCCCCTTTGTTTTGCGGCCCAGCTCGGTGTATCCCATGTCGCTGAGTACCTTCACCAGCCGTTCCCACGCTGAGTGTGACGTGGTGGTTCTGTGGGCAGTGTGGCAGCCCTTGAGGCCGTTTTCCAGGCCGTAGAGCTCCCGCATAACCACAACCTCATTTTTGCCGTTGCGCCGGGGGACGGAATAGCCGAATTTTTGGTGGATCCACAGCCCGTTCTCGTCCACCGCCATAATGTCACAGAGCAGCAGCTCCTGCCACTCAATGGCGGTGCGTCCGCTTTGGTTGTAGAGGTCCACCGCCTCCATGCCTTTTGTCTCTGAGTATGGGAGCACCAGGGATTGAGTGGGGCGCTGTGCGCCCTGTCTCATGGGTCCTCCTTTTAGTCGAGGCCGTACAGTCGCCTGGCACTCAGGGTGTCATCGTCTGCAAGCCATTGTTTCTGCGTCCATACATTCTGCCGGGTCCGTCCGCTTTTGTAGGTCACCGTGCATCGGCAGAAGTCATGCCGGCGAAACACGTTTTTGGGGACGTCGTCCGGATACAGGTAGCTGCCCTCCAGCTCCCGGCACCAATCACAGGCCCCCGCCTCCGCTGTCCGTACGATTCTGGATTCCATTCCCGCCTCGCTGCGGAATTTCGCGTTTGCCTCCACAAAATCATCGTTAAAAGATTGCACAAGGTTGATCAATGGATCGTCCAGCAGCGTGATGATCCGCTGCCAGTCGTTGGAGTAGTCCCCAAGCGCATGACACAGCGCTCCTATTCTGCCCTCCGGCGTCTCCGGAGTGATGGGCATCAGGCCCACCCCCTCCGCTTGGTCAATGACCTTTTGAACCGCCGCCGCATTGGATGTGACCCGGCGAAAATTATCAAGCAGCACCGGCTTAATAGCCCCGTCGGAAAACTCCCAGCCGAATTCCGCGAAATTGGCGGGCGTGACGTGGGCTCTTGCCGCCTGACTGGTCAGCTCTCCCCAGATCACGGAAAAGCGGTGGGCGTCTGCGGCTTTGGCGGTGCCGTCCCGGATCCGGTTGGCCAATCGCACCAGCTCGGCGTTTTCATTGGACAGGCGCTTGAGTGTCTTGCTGATGTCCTGGTACAGCGCCTCTGGGTTGTCGTACATCTCCAGGCCCCCTTATATGCCGGGAGCAATGCCCGTAAAATCGTGGAGGGTGTCTGCCGTAAAGTATCCCGGTACCGCCTGGTTGATCTTGATCGCGCCGTCTCCGATGCTGCTCAGACCTGCCGCGTCCGGCTCAAAGACCGGCTCCCACTTGTGCTTGGTCAGGTAGATCTGTCGCCTGAGGTATGGCTGATCATCCCGGACGCAGGCCGCCAGGTACCCGGCATTGAGCAGTGCAGTCCCAAAAGTCCGCTGTGCCTTCCGGGCGGTGAGTCTCAGGTTTTCGTGCTGGGCCTTGATGGCCTCAGAGCTGGATGGGTTTTCCGTGGCAAAGCCCAGGTCATCCAGGGTTAAACCAGTCTCCCCCGCAAACAGCGCCGCAAACATTCGCAGCTGTTCCAGGTGTGGGGACATGCTCTCCTGCTGGAACTGTCCCAGGATCGGGTGGTCGCCGTCCTCGTCTTTGGTGAACGTGATCATACTGGACATGGTGGCCTTCCACTTGTCCATCTGCTCGGCGTTTTCCGCCAGTCCGGTCACATACTTTTGCGGGTAGGAGAAAAATTCCGCCGCGATCTCAGACCGCTTGACTGTCCGCAGCGCACTGCCCACGATGGACATACAGGCCCGGGAGATCCGGGAGTGTCCGAAGGGCCGCCGCGCGTCCGGTCTGTTGATCACCGGCACCAGGAGCGGGTAGGGAGACGCACTTTCCCGCACGTCAACCAGCCGCCCCGCCCGGTAATAATAGGTCCGTCCCGGCAGAAAATATGCCTCCAGCAGAGGCATCCCCAGATCATCCCGCTCCAGTACCGCATACCCCTCGAACAGCATCTCCGTGATGGGGTCCATGATCCCGGTAGCGTTGCCCCCGTCAATAACCTGGAGCCGGGGAAAGCCGCTCTCGTCCTTTGAGATGTAGATAAACGAGCAGGAGGAAATCAGAGCCGCCAGAATTGCACTGTCGATCAGGATATCCTTGTTGTTGAGGTTGTATATCTGGTTGAGGTCGAAATAATCGTCCCCGAACTCCCGGAACTGCAGCCGATCCGCCAAAGAGTCAACCGCCTTGCCGCACCAGCCCAGGCAGCCCATAAAATACCGCAGATCCGGCGGCGTCGAGATTCCAAAGTCCAGCGTTACGTTTTTCATCTCGTAGTATTTGTACCTCAGATCTACGCGGATCCTCTTGAGCATGAGCCGCTGCTGGAGATAGGCCAGGCCCTTGTATTCCGGCACAGGCATCACCGCCTTTCAAAAAAAATAATGGTTGCATAGCTAACGAATTGTGTGAGGATTTTTCGCACTGACGGCGTGAACTCCGGCCGCCCGCCCTTTGGGGGAGGTATGCCCCCCATCTCATCCACGGTACGCCGCCCAATCCCTGGACTGCGGCAAGATCCGATTGCTGAGCACCTCACCGTTCCCCTCGCCGGACCGCTTGCAGCCTTGTGCCGCTGATGCGCTTCCAACCGAAGCAAACTTATCACTTTTCTGTCGATTGCAAGTGAAATGCGCAAGCTGCAGATTATCCATGTCCGAAGGGTGACCACCTTTGGACACAGGGATGATGTGGTCAATGCATGGGCTGAGCGGATGGGGGTACCGAATCGAAAAGTCCACGGGCTTGCCGCAAATGCCGCACACCTTCTGGGTCGCATAGATCCGCTTTTTGTTTTTGTCGAACTGGGCGCGATGGGTGCCGTCCTTGTCGGGCCGATTGCGCTGAGCCAAGCCGATCACATCCTTTCTGCTGATCCGTCAGCAACTGTCTGCTTCCCTGCCAGCAGAGGGGGGGCGGGTAAAACAAAGCCCCCGCCGCCGTCAAGCGACAGGGGGGTGTTGCCGGAGCCGGGGATCGAACCCGGGCCGCGCGAAAGAAACAGACGAAAGGAGGTCACGATCCACTGGCGATGGGTGCGCGGCTGCCGGCACTCCGGCATATAGGGAGGACCGCGCCCGCCCGGACACGGTCCCCGACCTGATAAGGAGAAAAGGCCAGCACCTAATTGCTGACAATGCCATATTACGCCATAAGGGCTTATCATACCATGACACGCTTATACACGCTTATACACAGCATAACACGCTTATACACGCCCTACATCCGATCCAGGTAGCTGATCAGGAGTCGGCTGCAAGAGGCTGCGGAATACCTCGGCCCGAGGAGCTCTGCAATCCGCTCCCATGTCAGGCAGGCGATAAACCGGAGCTGTATAATCTGCTGAACTCTGACGTCCCCGGCCCGGTTTGCGAATTCCCGGACGGCCCGATCCCCCGCGTCCACCTGTTCCTCCAGGGCCCGGATGCTCTGATCCAGGTCGGCAGCCGCGGCGGCGATTTCGCCCACGTGGTCGGCAACGTCGGAGCCTCTTGGCATAGCGTTTATGGAGGCGGCCCGCAGCCCAGCCCGGTCCCGGATCGACTGTGCCATGTCGTAGGCAAGATTCAGTTGTTTGTGCAGTTCCAGGTTCCGGTTCAGGTCTTCCAGGCGCACAGGCCCACCTCCTATTATCGCATGCGATTTGACCGCAGATTGCTTCTGGCAACAGGCCGGACTTTTACCGGCGGCACCTGGTACGGTTTGACAGTAGATCGTACCGGCGGCCATTTCCGGACATTTCGCCTTTGGCTTGTCTCCGTTTTGATCTTCTCTATGATTTCCGCAAGACTGTCCTCTATAAGCTCATAAATAGTACCAAAGCCCTCTGCCAAAGCCTCCATCATGTCGTTTATTTGATCCCCTAATTTTGACAGTGCTTTCCCGAGATTGAGCAACGCAGAAATAATCTCATCGTCCATCTATCTATTCTCCTTCGGCGGTTCCGGCAACGGCATCCAATGGGTGACCGGCTGATCTGTCAGATCTCGCATTGGCGCCCCGGTTACCCTCCACCAGGTGTGCGCGGACGTGAAGTATCCCTCGCACACAAGTTCCCCGGCCCGGAGAATAACCCGTTCTCCGATTCTGGGTGGCTCCTCCACGCTGATCCACTCCGGCGCAGGGCGGAGAGGGCAGTCTTTAAGTCGATAATGCAGTATATTTACATCTGCAACAGAAAACGATTTGCGTAGAACGGGGCATGTTATTTCCATCCCGTTGCGTTTTCTGAGGTGGCATGAGTAGCAGCTCTCCGGCATCTCCATGCCCTTGATGATTACGTCAGGCATTGTGGTCACCTCCAATCTTCGGAATGACCCAGTGAGCCATAACCTCGCTTTCGATCTCAAATACATCGCTGTATATCGCTGCATCTTCGTCCTCGCAGACTGTCAATCGCTGATATGCAGGGCCTTGAATCTCTTTCTTTATCCACCATACGCCAACTCCGGGTTTTGGGTAGCCAATTCTGATAACAGTGCCGTCATAAAAAGTAATACGCACATCGTGATCATAACAGCCGATTTCGTCCTCTTTGTATGTGCTGTTTTCGATCTCCACAAGATCATCGGAGGCTCCATACACCTTTACGATTTTCCTACTCATCCATGTCACCTCCATCCGCAGGGCTTTGGAGCCATCGGAGCCAGCAGTCATAGCAGGCCCCATCTCCGGTGCATTGTTTCCCCGTCTCCATTCCAGGTGGACACCCGGTACAAACAACGCCAGCTATGTGTTCGTTACTCCCGGCCCGGATGCGGTCGGCGTTGGTTGGTGGTTTCTGTGTGTACTCATGCAGGCAGATAAACAGCCGCACGTCTTTCCCGGCATATTCACACTCTGGGTGTATACAACTCATGCACAGCGGTTCAGCCATCCCCGTCACCTCCATCCGCAGGGCTTTGGAGCCAGTGGAGCCAACAGTCATAACATCCGCCACGGTTTTCTATACCGCATCCTGTGAATTTTGCACCGAGCACATACGGGCAAAACATATCCGAGAACAGATCCGCCAGCTCCTCGTCGCTTTTGGAACGGAGGTCGTCGCCGTGTGTTGGCGGCTCGGCGTTCGCTTTTCGTCCGCAGTTATAGCAATACTTGACCCCGTTGCGCTTGACCCAATTTGGCTTCACACTGGATAGTGCATCAATGACCTGATGTAGTGGCACCAAAACGACACCGCCCAACTCTATAAGGGCATATTGCTCTCGGTTCGGGACAAGCATCATTTCCAATGGATAGTCTGGGTCCGATGCGCGGATGTTCCTTGGAATCAATGGTTCATTCATCATCTTTACCTCCCAGCGCCGCCTCTTTACTGATCCGCTCGAACTCAATCACCCATACCCAGGGATTTGCGACCCAGCCGTAGCGGGCAAGGTCGGCTGGCTTGATGGTGCTGTCCCAAACACGAGCAAACTGTGAACAGCAGGTACAGCCTTCATTCTTGGCCTGCATATTCCCGCAGTCCTGCAACCGCTCCACCCGCACTGCCGTCACCCGCAGGAAGATCCGTGCGGCCTCCTTCGGCATGTGGATGGAGGGGCGCCATTTGTCGTCCGGGTTATCATACTTATCATCTGCCTTGTACCAATACGTCGTATGGAATCCCATTTTTGGGTTGCCGGTCCTGATTCCGTTCCACGTCTCCCGCACATACAGGATGTCGCCTGTATGGCAGGGCGGAGTAAGTGCCACAAGATCGCCGTTGGATTTACGGCCACACTCCCAATCTGCGTCGATTTGATCTCCCGGCTGCGGCTTCACCAGCCGCCGGGTGCAGGTTTTCTGACCGCTCAGAATCGCCCGGACCATCTCCGTGTTGAACAGCATTGGTTTAATCGCCATGTGGTTTGCTCCTTTCCAGTTCCAACTCGGCCTCCTCGCTGGTGAGGAATACGGTTTTGCCGATGTCGCTAAAGCAAAAGCTCCTGCCCCCGTCAACGATAATCTGATTGTCGATGCCATCCTGTACGATGCGTAATACAACCATTGGGACTACGCTCAGCGGTCTCAAATAAGGCTTGTACACCGTATCCCCCACCTTGCACGGCAGGACGATCAGGCGGCCTTCGGATTCGGCAATGCGATAGTTTCGCAGGTTTTGAGTTAGGTCAAGGATTTGAATTTTCAGCGAGTTGATTACTTCCCGCACTTCCTCCGGCTCCAGCCTCGTGTCCTCGTAGGCGGCGAGGCGGTCAATTACGCTCTGTTCAACATACTCCCCTTTAGTCGGAAGCCCATCACGTACTTCGGCATCGTCTACCACCCGCCAGCATTTTTCCATGTTGTCATAAAAGGTCATCCTATCCATCGTCTTCCCCTCCATCCATCTTCGCCCCGCACTCGGAACAGTAGTTCGTGAGCCGAGATTCAAGCCTTCTGTTTTGCTTGCAGTTAGAACAGCAATATACCTTATCGCAAGACATAGGCTGATTATCGCCATCCTCAATCCACTCCGCATGAATCACTAGCTCGGCGTCAATGGTTGGCATCTCAAAAAGCACGCTCTCCATCCGCTTGTGGTCGCCTCGCGTTAACTGCCAGCCATCATCATTAAGCCTGGAAAAAGTCTCGTCCAAAGCATCCGCATCAATCAGCCGCATTGTCAGCACCTCCATTCATCTTCGCCCCGCAGTGCTTGCACCACTTGTCCTTTGGGCTGATCTTTCCGTCACACCTGGAACATGTAGTAAATAATTTGCCGGTCCGTGGGTCATCGAATACTTTTACCGGACTACCATGCACCACCTCCACCACGTCGGCGGCGGGTACGTTCTCCATCGCCCTGATCACATCGGTTTTGGTAAGACCGCCATATCCGGTAATAACACACCAATCAAGCAGTTCCTTCAGCGCCGCCTCCCGGCTGATATAGTCGTTCATGTTTTGTCCTCCTCACACCGCAATATCATTCTCCAGGGCCTCCATGGTCCTGTACCGCTTCCCGCACGTCAAATGCCTGATATAGTAGCCACCGAATGACCTTCAGCATTGCTTTCTTCGTTATGCCGTTGTGCGTCGGCATGTCCAGCACCTCAAGTATTGCCTCGCCCTTCTCCTGTGCGTTGTATTCTTGGCTGTCAATATGATTAAAAATACCTACCGCTTTCCCGATGTTCATTGTGATTCCTCCATCTCAAACAAACTGATCTGTTCCTTGTCCCAGTCGATGTATTCATCCTCCCATTGGACGCCGATCCAGTCCAGCACTCTCCCCCATCCGTATTTCTCCCCGGTCTCCGGATCGGTGCAGCATTCATACATCCAGAAGTGCCATTCCTTCGGGTTGTCCTCCCGGAGCCGGTCAAACCGATGGGGCCGCTTCTCGATATGGATTCCGAATCCGCACATGGAGCAGCCGGTCCGCTGGGCGCGGGTGGTCCGAAAGTGCCCGTCCTCATAGACGATTTCCCCGTAGACCTTCGGAACGGGTACATTCAGATCCACCGCCAGATGCAGCAGATCATCCCGGGTGAAGATGTTGAACGGGCAGGACCGAATGGTGGACTTGCCGAAATAGTTGCAGCCGTTCTTCACCAGGCCATGCTCCCGCTGTCCTCCCTCAGAGGCCATCAGTCCCAAATATGGGACACTGTGATTCTCTTTCGCCCAGTCATCTGCCGGTTTTTCCTTCATCCACAGGCAGCAGTCAGAGCCAACCTTAAAGGGTGCAGTCAGGCAATGGAGGTCTGGCCGATGTTCCTGATAATTGCCGCCGAACAGCTCAATCCATTTGTCCGGCAGCTTTAACTTGTCCGAATGGCCAAAATGCCCCTGCTCCCCCATGTCTCCTGTCATGATCGCGTGAATGAACGTCTGCTTCTCGCTGTCCGGATTCTGGAGCAGGCTGATCTTCTTGGCTTTCGCCTTGCTGATCACCGGAAACCCGAATTCCCGGATTACCTGTACCTTGCTCTTGTACGGCTGGATTGGAATCACGCCCAGCTGTCTGTGAACCTCCTGATTGCTCCTGTCCTCCAGGATGCTGACGCTCACCGCCGGGATCTCCTCCGCCGTGTACCCCATGTTGCGCAGGAAGCAAAGCAGCGTGATGGAATCCAGACCGCCCACGGAAACGTGGGTTTTCAGAGGAAACGCCTCCCCATTGTCCAGGGCGTCCCATTCTGCTTCCTGGGTGTCAAAGGTCACGATCCGGTTTTTCGCGTCCACCAGGCGGCTGTGGGCGTCCTTGTAAAAATCCCGGGCCTGCATTTCCGCATACCGGATTTTGAATTTGTAAGGCTGGGCCTGGAGAGCTGCCATCTCTTTGTAGGTCATCCCTCACACCACCTTATAACTCTCCGTCAACCCGCACCCGCTGAACTTCATCCGGTAGTACAGGTGCTCCTGGTTCACGTAGATCACCTCGCCCCACTGGGGGCCTCGGTCCTCCTGATCGGCCTTCCCGGTGATCCGCTTGCGGAGCCTGGTTCCCACAGGCGGAAGCTGCCGGCGGGCATATTCCTTGCTCATGGATGTGTCCGCCCTGGTCTCTCCCCGGGTGGGCGTCATGTACTCATCCATTGTCCCGGGCCTCCTCGTCGATGCTGGAAAGATCCTCCTGCCTGACCATGCCGCTGGTGTGGATCTCCTTGAGGATCAGCGCCTGCCAGGCGGTGCAGAGGTTCTTAAAAGCCTTGGTGTAACCGCCCAGCAGATTGTCGGAGATGGAAAACCGGGCCGACACGTTGTAATCCACGTCTCCCTCGATGTATGTCATGGTGATCACCGCGTTGGGGTGGGTCCCCCGTTCCTCCATGTTCTCCAGCAGGCTCATCTGGGAGCCCACGCCGGTGTAGGGCTTGATGGTCAGCCGCAGGGGATATTCCTCCGGGTAGAACCGGACGCTGAGTTCATTTTCCTTGCTCAGGCTCTCCAGCTTGTCCACAAATTTCATGTACTGCTTCCGTTCGCTCATTTTGACCGTTCCTTTCTTATGCAAATAGAAATACCTCCGCCTCCTGCACCCCGAATTCCAGGGCGTCGGCGTGACTGCTGAAATAGATGTCGATGTGATTGCCCTCGATGGCGCCGCCGGTATCCTCGGCGACGTACCGTTCCCCGTTTATGTAGAGGACGGAGCCCAGGGGGATCACCTCCGGATCCACTGCCACCGTGCGGCCCTCTGCGGCCTCGGTTCCGCTGGCCGTGATCCCGTACCATGGATCTCCCTCAAACTTCCCGCAGCACTCGAAGCAAGAGCAATAGGCCGTCAAGGTGAACGTGCCTAGGCTCTGGGCGTGTGGCCTGTGCTCCGGCGGCTTGGATGGTTCTGCGGGCCGTGCCGGTTCCGCCGTGACGGCCTCCGGGATCTCCTGCTGTTCCGCCGCTTCCGCCGGCATGTCGTTGATGATCCCCACCATCATCATGGCGGCCGACAGCAGGAACAGCACGAATATCAGCGCGTTTTTCATACTTCCTCCTTTTTGTGTCGCTCCATCATCCGGCGGATGGCCTCCAGTTCATGGGGGCCCGGGGCAAAGCCCTCGGACGCCGCGGCGGAGACGTCATCCTTCCACCGTTCCTCCTCCAGCCATTTGGCTGGCGCCGGAATGTATTTCCCGTTCTCCTTGGTCCAGTCCCGCCCCTTCTTCTGGGCCTCCACCGCCCGGATCAGCTTGTCCATAGGTTCCTTTGTCTGCCGGAACGCCTCTTTTGCCTTTGCCTTCCCGATTTTTCTGGGATAGACATTCCAAAACCGTTCAAAATCCTCGTTTTTTCCGTCTTTTTCTTCTGCCTCTGATACCCTATCCATAGGGTATGCATACCCTATGGATACATCTGTTACTGATACAGTATCAGATTTCTGTTTACTGCTTACTGTATCTGATTTCTGTTTACTGTTTTCTTCTTTGGTTCTTTCTTCTTTTCCACCGCCGGACTCCAGGCGATTGTCCACCGCCTCCAGGATGTAATCCCGGAAGGATGCGCACTTGATGTGCATAGCGACAGTCCGGACCGCAGCGGCCACCTTTTCGGATCGGCTCCAGTTGTATTTGCCCCAGTTGTAGATCAGCACCTCCCGGGTCTCCTGGCAGAAGGCGATCACGTGGTGGATGTCCTGGAGCCGCCGGAGCGTTTCCTGGATTTCCTGATCGGTGAGCCCGGTGTCCAGGACCATCTGCTTCCGGCTGACCTCATAGCACCCGCAAATCGTGGTCTTGGGATTGGTCAACAGATAGAGATAGAGGTACTTGTCCCAAGCCGAAAAGTCGTTGTTGACCTTGGCGTCGCTCCAAAATGTCAGCGAAATATTTCGATATGTTCCCATGGTGCTGATCCTCCGTGATTAGGTCCGGCCCTTCCGCGGACCGCCCTTGTCGAATATGTATACCTTCACGCCCTCCGGCACCGCCTCCCGGACGGCCCGGAAGAACAAATACTCGTCGCTGCCGGCGTCGCTCAGGTGCATCAGGTAGATTTCCCGGCACCGGCTCAGATCCAGCCCCCGAAGGTAGGCGCACAGGGTCCCGATCTCCATGTGGCTGTTCCGGATCCGCTTGACCACGGTCTCCGGCATTCTGGTGTTTCTGGCCAGAATGCTTTCGGCGTAGTTGGCTTCCAGCATCATTTTCGTGACGCCGGGGAATCGGTACCGCAGGTTCACCGTGTCCGTGGCGAACACCAGCTTTTCCCCGTCCGCCCGGGAGCGGAGCAGAAAGCCCACCGGCTCCGCCGCGTCATGGAAGGTCCGGAAGGCCAGCACGTCATAGGAGCCCACGGAAACCGGGGCGCTCACGTCCTCCCCGGCCTCCGGGGCAAGTGGGATCATCTGCGCCGCCGCTTCCGGGTTCTCTTTGGCCAGGGCGGCAATGGTCCCGTGGCTGGCATAGACCCGCAGCCCGTATTCCACCAGCTTGTCCCAGCTTTTGGCGTGGTCCTTGTGTTCATGAGAGATCAGCACCCCGGAGATCTGGGAGACGGAATATTCCGCCTCCCGCAGCATCCGGACCAGGGGCTTGTACGCAAACCCGCATTCGATCAGCAGCACGCTCTGTCCGTCGTTGATCACATACGCATTCCCGGCGGAGGAGCTTCCCAGTGATTTGATTTTCAAAACGGCGTCTTCCTTTCCGCAGCCTTCTCCGATAGCTTCCGCATGACGGCCTCTGCCGCGCGCTCTGACGGCGTTTTCTCCCCCTGGGTATCCTGGGATTCCTCCGGGAAATCCACCGCCGTCTCGGGAGCGTGGGCCTGCTTGTACTGGGTGGAATTCTTGATCCGCTCCTGCACCCAGTCCGGCAGTTCCTCAAAGGCGGCGTCATCCCATTCCTCCACGTCGAAGGACATCAGCGCCGTGGCCGTGGTGGGGTCCGGCATGCCCTTGGGGATAGGAATCACGCTTTCGATGTTGGAATAGCCGTTCTCATTCTGGAGGACCTGAATCAGAGCGCTGGCCCCGAGCATGTCCGTCAGCTCAAAGTCCGACATATCATCCGAGGAGGCGAAGTCCTTTCCCCTCCAGGTCTTCAGCAGCTTCCGCAGGCCGGACTTGTCCGAGGTGGAGGCCGTGAAGGTCCGGGAGAGCTGCCGGGGCTTTTCCTCTCCGTCGATCTCGATGGTTTCCGAGGGAAATTCAAAGGTGATCACGATCTGTTCCACATAGCGGGTCTTTTCGTTGTAGGTGGTCTCCTGCTCTCCGATGGCGTAGATTCCCACGCAGAGGCCCGCGTATGTGCCGGGCTCCATCTGGGGGATCGCAGGCTTGACCTTGTTTTTCAGCTTCATCGAATGGTCAACTCCTTTGCGTTTTCGTCCACCACCAGCCGGATCTGCTGGGACCCGGAGGGCCAGAGGGCCGTCACCGATTCGGCGTTGTCCACAAACAGGGGCACCGTAACGCCGGTTTTCTGGCTGATGGTCTTGATGATGTCAATGCCGATGTTGATCCGGGCGCCGTTGTTCAGGCTGCCGTAGGGAATGCCCTGAAATACCACGTCGCAGCATTCCTCCAGTCCGCCGTTGATCTGCTCCCGGAACAGCCGGAAGGAGGCGCAGTCAAACATGCCGTTGACGGATTCCTCCACGAATTCGGCCTTGTACCGGCTGAAATCCTCCATAAGGAACAGCATCCCGTCCAGCTCCTCCAGAGCCTTGGAAGCGGTCACGGCCTGATTTCTCAGCTCCTCGATCCGCTGGCGGGCGGCATTCAGGCGGGTCTCCTGGGCAATGGCGGCGGAAAGCTGTTCCATGTCCTGCCGGATGCCGTCGATCTCCCGGATCAGGGTTTCCTCCGCGGTCTTTTTCGGCTTCCGGGCCGCCTGGATTTTCCCGTCCAGCGATTCCACGGCCTTGACGATCTCCGCCTTCTTCGCCGCATAATCCGGAAGATCCTCCACCGGCGCCGCCTCGGGGATGGCCGCAAGCTCCGCCTCCCGCTGGTTCCGTTTGGCAAACAGCTCTGCCGCGGCCTGCTTCTCCGTCTCGATCTGCTCATGGATCCGGTCAATCCGGTCGTTGGCCTCCTCTCCGGCGGCCTCGATGGCCCGGAGCTTTTCTGCCTTGGACTTCTCAAAGGATTTCCGTGCGGCCTCCATGCGGGTCTTGGGGAGCTTCTGACCGCAGGTGGGGCAGGTGTCCGGCGCGTCGAATTCCACGGCGTTCTCCGCCAGCCAGTCCATCCGGTAACCCTCCACCTTGCCCTTGTAATGCTCCATGTCCGCTTCCAGTGCCTTGACGGAGGCGTTTTTCTGGTCGATTGCCAGCGTCAGATCCGCAATAGACCGCCGGATCGCGTCCCGGCCGGAGGTGTCCGAGGTCTGCCCCGCCCGGAAGATCTGATTCTCCGCGTCCAGCTTCAGGCCCTTTGCCTCCAGCTCCGCCCGTTCCAGCCGAAGGGCCGCCGTGGGATCCTCGCTTTTCAGCACCGTCAGAGCCTGGTCCTTTTCCGCCACCCGGCCAGCCATAGCCTGCCGCTGGGCCCGGAGGCTGCCGAAGTCGATTCTATCCAGCTCCTTGACGATCATGGCCTGTTCGTCCATCCGGGCCGGAAGGTCGGTTTTCGTTGTCACCAGGCCCTTTCTCTTTGCGCTGAGGATCTTCCTGTAATCCGCCACGCTCCGGCCGCCCAGGGCCTCGATCAGCGGCTGGAACCGGGAATCCGTCTCCATAATCTCCTCGTCGCTCTGGATCCCCGCCAGGGAGAACAGCAGCGCCCGCCGGTCCTGCCATTTCATCTGCTCCGGGAACCAGGTCACGGAGGTCAGCAGCCGGAAGTGCTCCTCGTCCGCCAGACCCGCCACAGCCTCGTCGAAGGCGTTCTTCTTCACAGGCACCTGGTCAACATAGTATTCCGATTCGTGGCCGTCAAATACCGGCTCGGCCCGGCCCCGCCGGGTGGTCCATTTCTCTGCGTATGTACGCTTGAGGCTTCTGGGCGTCCCGTCCACGGACAGTTCCGCGGTCACTGCGGTAATGGCGTCGTGGTCGGCCACATTGCCGTTTTCGTCCAGGGGCTTGATGTCAAAATCCTTCCGCCCGCGGCTGTCCTTGCCCCAGAGGAGCCAGAGCCAGCCGTCCAGGATGGTGGTCTTGCCGGTGGCGTTGTCTCCGGCGATGGTCACGTTCTCCCCCATGGGAGCGAATTCAAAATGACGGCAGCCCTTAAAGTTGTCCAGGGTCAGCCGCGTCAGGGTGATGTTTGCCATGTTCAGTCCTCCTTTGCCAGCGCGTTCCGGCTGATCCAGCGGGCCAGCGCTCCGAAGCCGAAGCCCAGAGCCTCCATGCCCATGCAGATCCAGACGGTCACGGGTGTAACTGTGGTCATAAAAACGGGAAGCGCAGCGCCTCCCAGAATCAGCCCGCCGCAGAGGGTTATACACACCAGCGCGGCGGCAATACATACAATGGCCTGGCTTCTGGCCTTGCCCGCGGGCAGAGCCTCCAGGTCGATGATACGGCCCCGACGGGCCTCTTTTGTAATGTCCATAGGAATCTCCTTTCAGGTCTTGCGAAAATCGCAGAATTTCGGTATACTGGTATCGGTTCATTTTGACCAGGGCCGTTTCCGGGGCTGACGGAGCGGCCCTCCTTCTATTTCCCGGCGGGCTTGTCCAGAAGGACGCGCACGTCGGTTTTCTTTTCCCTGAGCAGCAGCCGGGAGCCAAGATCATACAGCAGCAGATATGCCTTCGGGTCATACCCCTGATTGCTGAGCAGGATCTTCTGCTCCCGGGTCAGGCGCTTGCCTCGCTTCATAGTTCACCTCCTAAAATTTGATTGCCGCCCGGGCGTCCTCCACAGGGATGTTCAGCAGGCTGCAGATTCTCCGCAGATCCCCCAGCGTCATCAGATCCGGGTCCCGGATCTTCCTGGTGACGGTTCTGGGGTCCTTCCCCATCCGCTGGGCCAACTCCGTAAGGGTTTCCTCCCGGAGTCCCATCGCGCCGTATATGGCCTTTTGCAGATCGGCGTGCCGGTTATAGGCTTGTTTTACTCTGGGCATGGTCAGGCCTCCTCCAGCTCTGTCGGCAGCGTGCCGCCCTCGGCCATCCATTCGGCGATGTTGTCCTTGTCGATGCCGGCGGCCATGAGCTTCTCGCCCCGCCGCTCCAGCCATTGCAGGTGGTGCATGTACTTCTCCCGCTTGTAGCGGATGTTCTCCTCCTTCCTGGCCAGGTTCACCGCCGGCGATGCGTTCAGCCGGGCGATTTCCGCCTCCACCCGTTCCGGAGCGTATTTGGTGCGTGTTCTTGGCATGTTGTTGTTCTCCTTTCAGTCTGTCCCGTTTTTGGTACTTGTGGTTTGGCATCATGCCGGTGGATGCGGTTCCAGAAACGTGTCTGCCGGAACTTCCAGGGCCCAGCAGATCCGCTCATACTCGTCCAAGGGCAAGCGCCTGGACCCATTCAAAGACTGGTTTAGGCTTGCTGCCTGGACGCCTGCGCGCTTACTCAGAAACGACTGGGTAATTCCCTTCGACTCTATGTAAGCCTTGATTTTAGCTCCCGTGTTCATTGTCTCACCTCCAAATTCCAAGTTTCTTGGATTACATCCATATAATAATTCAAGCAATTTGGAATGTCAATAGATTTCCCATAATATTTTCAAGATTTTTGGATTTATCTATTTACAAAATCCAAAATAGGCATTATGATGGATGCGCAAGGAGGTGTGCGTCATGGCACAGACATTGGGTGAGAAAATCAAGGCTGCGCGAGTGGAAGCAGGATTGACGCAGAAGGCACTGGCCGAAAAAATGCAGATTGGGAATACCAGGCTGAGTAACTGGGAAAAGGATGTCAGCCGTCCGAACACCGAGCAACTTGAATCTCTGTGCTGGGCGCTGAATGTACAGCCGAATTACTTTTTTGAAACCGTCTCTTCTGATCCTGAGGATGAGCTTGCCGAATACCTGACTGATCTCCGGGATCGTCCGGAGACCCGGGCCCTGCTGGAGGCATCCAGAGGGATGACCCCGGCCCAGGTCATTGCTATGGCGGAGATGTTAAAGACGATGAAGGGGGAATCGGATTGACGCTGATCGAGGGTAGAGATTATACGGTCCGGGTGGTGCCGTTCCCTGTCTACAATGTGGGCGGGATGGTCACGCCCAACGAGGACGGCTCTTTTTCTGTCTATTTGAATGCCAATTTGTCACAGGAACGGCAGAAAAAAGCACTCCAGCATGAGCTGGAGCACATCATCAACGGCGACTTCTGGAGCGGCGAACCGATCCAGTCTATGGAGGATATATAAGGGGCCAAAAAATGAAGGAAAAGATATTCTCAATCATCGAGGTGTCGGAGGACCACACCGGTGCCAGCGCCGTCTATGATGCCGTCATGGGCCTGGTGATCCTGGTCAGCCTGATCCCTCTGGCCTTCAAAGAGACCAATGTTGTTTTCACGGCAATAGATTTTGCAGCGTCCGGCCTGTTTCTGGCGGATTATGCCCTCCGGCTGTGGACAGCTGATTTGAAGCTCCGGCGCGGCCCGATGTCTTATGTTATATACCCCTTTACGCCAATGGCTGTTGTGGATCTGCTGGCGATCCTGCCCACCTTCGGCCTGATCGCCTCCGGCTTCCGGCTGTTCAAGTTATTCCGGCTGCTTCGGGCGGCCAGGGTAGTCCGTGTATTCCGCACCCTGAAGCTGTTCCGATACTCCAAGAGCGTAGAGATCATATTCAACGTGATAAAAGCCCAGAAGACGCCGCTGCTGGCTGTCTGCACAATGGCGGTGGCTTATATTCTGGTGTCGGCCCTGGTGATCTTCAATGTTGAGCCGGACACGTTCCCTTCATTTTTCGACGCCGTTTATTGGGCGGCGGTCAGCCTTACCACCGTGGGATATGGAGACATTTACCCCGTGTCCACCGCCGGCCGCTTTGTGACGATGGTTTCGGCTTTTGTCGGGATCGCCGTGGTAGCACTTCCCTCCGGCATTATCACAGCAGGTTACATGGACGAGCTCCGCAAATATGAGGCAGGTGATAACAGTGAGTAAAGCAGGATTCAGTTGGAAACGCGCCCTGGGCGTGACAAAGACCAAACAGAATATCGCCCGCGCCACAGGGATTCCAACCACCAAGCAGGGCCGGAAGCGCAAGGCGCAGAACATGCTTTGGAAAGCCATTTTCAAATAATAAGGAGGAATCATTATGAAACGAACCAACCGTATTCTGACCTTTGTCCTGGTCGCCGCCATTGTCCTGACCCTTGCCGTGCCGGCGGCAGCCACCTGGGCCAAAGTCAAGCGCACCCTGGAATATGAGGACATCAAGATCACCCTGGACGGCGAGGAGCTGATCCCCAGAGACGTGACGGGGAAATACGTGGAGCCCTTTACCATCGACGGCACCACCTACCTGCCCGTCCGGGCCGTATCTTCCGCTCTGGGTCTTTCGGTGGATTGGGACGGCGCCACCAGCACCGTGATCCTGGAGCGCCCGGCAGCCGGAAAGCAGGTCTACATCACCCGGACCGGGAAGAAGTACCACTATGATCCCAAGTGCAACGGCGGCACCTACTGGCCGGTAAGCATGGAAACCGCCCAGGGCTTTGGCCTTGAACCCTGCGACAAATGCGTTTTGAAGGGGAATTGATACGGCAAAGCACATGGTAACCTGTGCAATAAAAAAGCCCCTCCCCGGCCGGAGCCAGAGAGGGGCAAATAAAAAACTCCCCCGGCGCTGCGAACACCGGGGGAGGCAAGATAACCGGGCAGGTGGTGCCCAATCATCCAGACGATGAAATTATACCACCTGCCCCCGTGGGTTTGCAACCATTTTTGAGAGGACAGGTGATTTTTTGAAAGTACCGGAACCAAGAAGGCTGAAATCCGGCACCTGGTTTATACAGCTGCGGCTGGGCGGCGAGAGTATATCGGTGACCGCCTCCACGAAAACGGCCTGCCGGAACAAGGCCGAGGGAATCAAGGGGGAATACAAGGCAGGGAAACGGGCCGAAAAGGTATCTTTCCCGGATGTCACCCTGCGCCAGGGGATAGATCATTACATCAAAGCCAGAAAAAACGATCTTTCTCCCGCCACTATCCGAGCCTATCGCACGATCCAGCGCACCAGGTTCCAGACATACATGGACAAGCCAATGAAAAGCATCAAGAATTGGCAGAAGGTATATGACAGTCAGGTGGGCGATCTGTCAGGCAAGACGCTGAAGAACTCCTGGAGCCTTGTCCGCTCCGTCTATCGCTTTGAGACCGGGCAGCCCATGAAAGAGATCTCCATGATTCCTGTCGTATCCGGGGAACGGCAGTTCCTCGACGCAGATCAGATCGCGGCGTTTCTTCAGGCGGTCAAGGGCCATAAATGTGAGATTCCGGCGCTCCTGGCCTTAAGCTCCATGCGCTGCTCCGAGCTGCTGGCCGTCAAATGGGAGAACGTCGATTTGGAGCACAAGATGATCCTGGTCAGCGGGGCAATGGTCCCAGATGAGCACAACAAACTCATATACAAGGAGACCAACAAGACCGCAGCATCCAGAAGATACGTGCCGATTTTCATTTCGCAGTTGCAAACTGCGCTGGAATCGGTTACAATCAGGGAAGGCTTTGTGTCTCCCCTGCGGACCCAGCAAACGATCATCCGCAACATCAACGGCGTATGCAAGGAGGCAGGGCTTCCGCAGATCGGGATCCACGGCCTGCGCCACAGCTTTGCAAGCCTGTGCGTGCATCTGGGATTGCCGGAGGAGACGGCAATGCGGATCGGCGGCTGGTCAGACTTTACCACCATGCGAAAAATATATACGCATGTCTCCGGAAAAGACCTGATCTCCCACACCGAAAAGCTCCAGAATTTTTATAAAAATGCTAACAAAAATGCTAACCAATCCTGAGACCAATTGATTTTTCAAGGGAAATAACAACTTGTGTGACAGTTCGCAGCCCGATTCATCCATTCCCCGGAACTCATTGCGGTTCCGGGGTTTTCCTGCATTTTCAATGGGAAATCACTATTTTTGCACACAAAAAAATGCTGTTTTTCCGCTCTTGTCTGACGCCCAAAAACACACTTCTGAACACCAAAATGCTAACTAAAAATGCTAACAAAAGAGGCCCGGGATTTCTCCCGAGCCTCTTGTTCACTTCCTGTCGATCTGATGCTTCACCCGGTCCCTCTCTTCCGCCTTCTTGGCGTTGTTCCACCGGTCGATGGTCCCCACCAGATACCCGGTGATCCTGCGGATCCGCTCGAAGCCCACGCCTTTGCCCAACTTATCCATCGGTCACACCTCCATCATACCGCACATAACCCACCTTCCAGGTGTCCGCCGTTCCGTCCACCTTGTACAACACATGGTAGGCATCCCCATATCTCCCGGTGCAGTAGCACTCTTCATAGGGGTTCAGGCTCCCCGTCTGTAGGGAGAAATCTGTATCAGCGTATACGGGTTCGGGGGTAGATCCATTCTTATAGATCTTCCAGTGGTCGTACACTTCCAGATCCTTTGTAGGTTCCGGGTCCACGCTGCCGCCAGAGTACGCAGGTCTGCCATACCCGTATATGTTGGGATCGGAAATGGAATAGACCTTGCGGTTTACGCTGCCGATCCCATAGGCGTTTTTGCTGTTGCCCCCCACCGTGTGGACGCTGGTGCCGTCACAATACTCCACCAGCTCCACATGATCTCCGTCCTTCACGCCGTCCACCATATACTCGAAGAATATCACGTCTCCCGGGATCGGGGTCACATCTCCCCTCAGGAAGAATCTGCCTTGATCCTGGAACCACTGGATGTGTGCCGGAACATAGGCAAACTTACCAACAGCCGCAGCCTCTCCGGCCTGAGACCCGCACCACGACACGAACATATCGCACCATTCTGCGGGATTCGCTCCGAATCCGTTTTTTACAGCCCACGCCCCATACTTGGTATAGTTGCCGTTTCCGTCATTGGGGGACGTGAACAGCTCCAGATTGGCGGCTGTCAGCTTTTCATTGTAGCCTACCTGGCTTTGTGCGGCATAAACCACATCCTGTGCGCTCATGACTTGCCCTCCCTGTTGTAGCTGTTTGTGCTGATCTGAAGGATGGCCCCCAGAAAAGCGTCCACTGCCGTGATGGTGCCGACAATCTGCTCCCCGTATGGCAAGCCCCAGATGGTACTGAGGGCAAAGTACAGGGTTCCCAGTGCCGGAAGCACCACCTGTGCGAAGAATTTGAGAATATCATAGACCTGATTGCTCATTTTGCTCCCTCCAGTGCTTTGAGCCGTTCGTTGTGCCGCTTATCCTCTGCCTCCAGCAGCGACACTTTTTCCTCCAGGTGGAATGTACGTGTGATGACCTCATTGTGGAGATCCTGTTTTTTCTCAAGCTGCTCGATGCGGTAGATCTGCATCTCGTCCCGGGCCTTCAGTTCCTGCATCAGCTTGGAGTGGTTGGCATTGGCGTTGATGATGCTGACCGCCAGCGTCACCGCGCCTGTGATCAGGGCGGACACCGCCGCCGCAAGTATCGTCTGCATGGGGGACAACTCCTTTCTGGTGTGAGTGAATTAAATACAACCGAATGGTGCTATTCCGGGGGAAACATTTGCATCATTATAATTTTGGGTTCCATTGGAATTGACCATGCAAAAACTATTTGAAATATAGGGGGTTCTTTCCCACCAAACATAGCTTGAGCCGTTTACTTTCTTCGTTCGCCTTGCGTTTGAACTATAATACTGAATCTGTGACAACGCATTTGCCTCAACTTGTGTGCCTTTGTTTTTTTCACCGAATAATTCCTTTTCCGCAAACAACGCAAAGTAGTCATTGCTTGTCTTTAATGTGTTTCCACCCGATTCTTCTACTGTAATGCACTCAAATTGCTTAAAGCACGCCCTCAAGACCTCTGGAATTGAATTTCTAAACACTTCGTTGCACCACGTTCTTCTTGCACATCCATCCCACGATCCTGTGTTTGTTGCTGTTGGGTTCATGTACCCTCCTTCGTTGAGGCAATCCTTGAGGCCAACCACAAAGTGATCTTTACCGCCGCCAACCAGATCATAGTGTTGACTATCCATCAAGACCATCGTAACATTCTGTGCCGCATGGCTTTCGCCAACTCCGGTTGCAGGCATGGAAGACAAGGAGACCGTTCTCTCGTCTCCAATTTCCCACCCGGTATCTGAAATTGTAATCGTTCCAGCATCAAGAGCCGCAACCATTGCCGCAATTTCCGCATCAGTTCCGGTTGACCACGGAACAATGTCCACAGAACCGCCTGTTGGTATGCTCAAAATTGCGGATGCCATTTGCGCGGGCGTATAAGTATCTTGCGAACCAAGTTTCTCCCGGATCGCGTCCGCTATATCTTCCAAATAGGCCTCGGTCACTAAGACTTTACTCATTATTCGTCACCTCTATTTCAAAGGTTTCTCTAAATGTCATAGTCACGGGGAAGTGAGATGTGGGTGCCCTCCAGAGGACGGGGATGGAGATGGCAGAACCGGACGTTGAACCATATAGTGCAACCCATGCCATCAGTCCCGCCATGCCGCTCGTATTATTAAACGTCCCCTCGTTTACAGTGGGGGTAACGGCGGTAATAGGTGCAGCGCTTGTAAAGCCAAGCTGAACATCCGCATAATATGCGGTTTTTCCGTCCCTTGTATATTGGTTTGGTGTTCTTCCTCCATCGTATGTAAACGATGGGTTCCTGCTGGCCACAAACGCATGTCCCCACCCGTTATATCCCGTATTGTTGATCATCCACCACCCGGCCACCTCCCCTAGCCCATCGTCATAGTTTGGTTTTAGTCTGAGGGAGTTAGTCGTTCCGTTATACCCGGTATACTGTATCGAATTCGGGACAGGTGTCAAAAACGTCAGCGGGTTTGTAAACGGAGTTACATCAACGTCCGTTGTTATCGTACCTCCCCCGCTCCCCTCCGGCGCAACCGCCACCGGAAACTCCAGCTCCGCAAACGGTATCACGCCCGTGGTGTACACGTCATCTGTGAACACATTTCCCGCCTTGTCATAGAGTGTGACAACGATCCCGGTGTAGTCCATGGTCTCGCCCTCGGTGTACGTGGTCTTGTTGGGCGGTGTGGTAATGACCATTTTGGTGGGGAACAGCTTCCTTGTGATTGTCCCGTCAGGCTCCACCGACACAATATATTTCTCCCCGTCCTCCGGGTCGGTGACGATCATGGAGGCAATGTCCGTCTCCGGGTCAACCCCATAGTTGTACTCCGTATCCTCATCCGTAACCACAATATCAACCTGATCTTCTCCCACATCCACGCTGTAATCTTCCCCGCTGATGGAGGTAACGCTCACGTATACCACATCATAGCCGTCCAGATCGTCATCCGCAGCCCGGTATGTTCCGTTCTCTGAGATCATCTTGGACCCCAGATGGGAGGCGCTGGGAACCGCCACGGAAACCAGGGAGTACCCGTCCGCCTGTTCATCAGAAGCCCGGTAGGTGCCATTCTCGGTGATGTGACGGGTGGTCAACGTGGGTTCCACATCCACTGTGACTTCGGAGAATCCTGCGTACCCTTCTTCCGGGGTGTACGTGCCGTTTTCGTCCACCCGAAGGGTCTGCGTTCTGGCGTAGGTATCCGCCTCATCCTCCGGCACCCAAGTGCAGGAACCGCCCTCCAGCGTGGGGGTGCTGATTTTGGGAACGTTGTTGAGGTTTTGGGCTTGCCCGTCTTGCTGAATGATGATGTTTTTACTCACTGTCCGTCACCTCGATCTCGAAGTATTCTTGGAACTTGGCTTTCACGGGGAAATGGGGTTGGGGAGCAGCCCACTGGACGGGAATGTCTGCCGTGCTTGTGACAATTGTTCCTCCATATAGCCAAATTGTCTCGCATAATGATATCAGAAAACCAGATGGCGGACTTGGGGATACGCTTAATATTGATTCAGCATCCGAAACCGGACACTCAACCGAATATGTTCCGTTTTCAAAATTATTAACGTAAGAATCTGCAAGTAGCGCCCATACAGGTTTTCCATCAATAATGCCAGAAAAAGTTGCATCGTTGGTACTTTGCTGAGATGTGGTTGACCTATTAAGACTAGACACAATGCCAAACGCCGCCTTGGAGAAAAACAGAAATCTATAATAATTGTTGGTTGTATAATAACAACAGCAATATACAGCATCCGTTGCATAAGCCACTGTTGTGCTATGCAAAACAGGAGCAGATTCATATCCCCATCTGTATTGTCCGGTTATCGCCGCGTCGTTTGCATCAAAGAAACTAACTTCCCCTGTATATGTATATGTTGTGCCGTAACATATAATGGACCCTCCGGTTGCTTCGCCTTCGCCACCTTCCCCATGCGGCGCAACGCTCACCGGAAACTCTAGTTCCGCAAACGGGATTACTCCCGTTGTGTACACGTCATCCGTGTAGGTGCCGCTCTTGGTCAGCAGCTTGACCTGGATGCCCGTGTAATCCATGGTTTCCCCTTCGGTGTAGCTTGTCTTGGTGGGAGGCGTTACAATCTCCATACCGCAGGGAAACAGGGTCTTGGTCACAGCGCCGTCCGTGTCTACCTGTACCAGATAGGCTTCTCCGTCCTCGTTGGTAACCGTGTACATGCTCCCGGTTTCTGTGTCCACGGAGGTGCCATAGATGCCGGAAAGATCCTCCGTGGTATCCTCGATGACCACCAGGCTGTTTTCCTCGTCCGGTGTGACCTTATAGCCCTCCCCGTCAATGGCTGGCACATTGACGGTGAATACGGAAAATCCGTCATATTCATAGTCGCTGGCAGTATAGGTGCCGTTTGCGGTGGTGCTGCCAATTCCCAGATGCGCCACGTTATCCACGTTGACCGTGACCCCGGTATATCCGTCCAGTCCCTCATCCTGTGCGTTATAATCCCCGTTCTCCGTGATGGTGGGCCGGGTTCCCAGATGGATCGGAACCTCCACCGTCACCGGGTTGAGGCCCACCGCCGTGGAGGGGGTGTAGGTGCCGTTCGCTGTCACGTTCAGTGGTTCCTTGGAGGCGTAGTCGTTGGCCTCGTCTTCGGGAATCCAAAGCTGGGTGCCGCCGCCCTGCAGGTCGGTTTCCAGCTTCTTCGTGGGGCCGAAATTGCGTCCCACGCCTCCCTCGGCAATGGTGATATTCTTAGCCAATGGTTACAGCCCCTTCCTCGCTCTGGGTGATCTGGTCCACCGAGTAGATGCGCAGGATGCTTGCGGCATATTCCAGCGCAATGTCATACTGTTCCTCATCCGTGATGCCCTCACTGGTCACAGTACCCTCGGCATATTTCACCTGTGGGCGGTAAATACGCCGCCGTGTCCCGGTGGTCAGGTCAATGTACGGGTTTTCGATCTGGTATTGATAGCCAACCGGAAACAGGTAGCTCTGTATGCCGATCTGCTGATTCCCGTACATATATTTGATAATCAGGCTCCCGCCCTCGGTCACGTCTGTCTGGACCAGGTGGATGCTGCTCTTGGCCTGTTTGCCAAACGTAAAGACCGCGGAGGAGATGTAGCCCGTTACCAGGCTGTCGCTGGTCCCGTAGGCCGTCACCTGGTCCCCCGGCAGATACTCCCCGTTGTTGATGACCTCCAGATCCACCGAGATCCGCTTGAAGTAGTAGGTGGACAGCAGGGTGAGAATGTCGCTGACGTTCCCCGTGTGGATCAGGGTCAGCCCGTCCACCTGGATCACGTTCTCCGGCGCCA